CTGGAGCTGTTTTCTTTGCCTTTTGGTCGTTGTATGCTTTTGCACCCAACGCCAGTAGACCAAGGACATGCTTGTGATCAGGGCGGCGTTTAATCTCCGGAAACTCTCTCAAGACCTGTTGCGTGAATTGGTATTCCTCGCTTGCAGGGTTTGAGTACCAAGGAAAATCTTTAGTTACCTGAGAATCAGCAGCGGCTTGCGTCTGCAAGTACTGCATTCTTTGAGGAAGTTCGATTTCTTTCCGTTTCATGGCCGTCCGTTTCATGGCTCGAACTTCTGCTGCAGTGAGTTCATGCTCATCGCCATTTGGCAATGGAATGACTCCACCATCTGCATTGTCTTCGCACCACAAAATAACTTCCAATGCTTTGCTGTACTCTTCTTCCACTCGTTTAGGAGTGTCCAAAGTTGCAACAAATTCTGAAACGTCTGGTTTTCGTACCGGAGTTGATGCCTTTGCAGACTGCAGTTCTCCCTCTAATTGGGACAACCTAGTCTTTTGGGCATCTAGTTCAGCTTGAGCGGCCTTCTTTGCAGCAACTAATTTGTTGATGCGTTTCTGGACTCCCTTGCTTAACGTACTTTCGTCAACTTCAGGTTCGGATTGATCGGGCGCATCTTCGGACTGATCGACATCCTCTTCAGAGGTATCGGTTTCCTCGGGCGTACCCTCTTGCTCCGCTTTGGCGGGCGCAGTTTCCTCCTCGGAAAGGAAGCCGGATTTCAACAAGTCTGTAAGACTGTTTACGTCCAAATGACCGAGTTTATTGTCAACGGGATTATTTGCTGCCTCCTGACCCGCAGAATCAGGCTGTGTGTTTTCTTCGTTCATGCAGTTAAGGTTGCAAGACCCTTTATTTAATCAATCCAGTAACGCTGGAAGGCCCGTTGTTTGTATTTATTACAAATCTTCTTCAGAAGTCAAACCATTTAATAATCTGGCTTGTTGTCTTAATGCTATTAACATTGAAAATATCATATTAGCCCATCAGCTTGTCCGCAAGCATGAGTGCGATCTTCGCCCTTTACGTTGCCGCTAATTGCGTGCATCCAAAGGGTTTCCTGGCTTTCCTGAATGGCTTTAAGGATTTGATCCCATAAAACATTCTTTCCCGTAAAACCAAAAGCGTTACGCTGGTCGTCTGTCATTGTTGTCCTGGTTGAGGCTGAACTGGATTAACGCCAATGCGCCCAATTTGAGCGTTTTGATGCTGCGTTATCGACATTTGCAGACTCTTAACGTAGTTCTGGAACAACGCCTGAAAGTTCTGATCCTGCTGCAAAGCAGCCTGCGCCTTTTGGTTTGACTGCAGGATCTGCTGTGCATACTGCAACTTTGTCTGAGCAGCCGGATCGTTTTCTTGGTAGATGGCCTCGTTGCCCAATAGCATGTTCCCGATGTCAGACTGCACGTCTTTGTACATCTTCTGGGAAGCCTGCTGCGGATTCATAATCAGCTCAGATGCCATCTCTGGAGCGATAGCCTGGATCATCATCTCTGTGAGGCGATTCCGGTTTAGCACTCCACCAACGTCAAGTTGTGAGATCTGCGTAAGGAACTGGATTTTCTGTGAAACGTATTCCCTGTCCAAATTAGCCACGTCAAACCGAACGTTAATGTCAAATTCGTTGTGTATATCTGACAAGTTATGAGGCAACACGCCTCCAGTAATGCGCTGAATCTCTTCTGGAGACATGTACTGGCAGCACAACGAGAACATTTGTCGGAACACGGAACGCCATGTTGTTAGCCATGAGTTCACTAGTGCCTGCTGAATCAACTGCGTCTTAAGTGGTGCAACGGCAACGTTGATAGTGCCAAAGTAAGCAGCGTGATTTGCTTCAACACGGTTAATTAGATTAAACGCTACAGTGGGTTCACGCGCAGGTGGATCCATGAACGTGTAGTCGTTCTGATTTGTCACAGGAAGCGCAACTCCAGGGCCAATCTTGTTGATCGTGCCGATACGCTTTACCACCTTGATCGGAGGAAGCGTGGAGAACGCAGTGTGGTCACGGATCGAGTCGTGCTGGGCTTTGATCTCATCCTGATCAGTCGCCGCAAGTTCAGGAATGCCGCGAGTATCGACCACAGCACGACGAAGCTGTTCACGTCTAAACTCAACAAAAGGGTATTCTCCATGTGCGTAATCAAGCCGCTCGTGAATGGCCCAAGAGTCAGTGAACCTGGGCATGTTGCTGGCTGCCTGCGGGCAAATCACAGTGTAGAAGATGGCGGGGGCGTCCCCATCCATGCTTTTGGTGTAGCAATAGACTACCTCCACCATGTTGCTGTAATTTGTGCCATTGTAGGCTAGCATCGTGGTCGTAGGCAGCAGGTTAATGTTGTAAAACGTGCTGCTTTTGCCGAGCTGTTGCAGGGCGAGGTCTACCCAGTCTGCGTTCCAGCCTTCGGTCGCGATTTTTTCACGCAACTCAACTTCAGACATCCAAGTCCTACGGAAAATAACACGCGCCCGCTGGAGGTCTGCTGCCTCTGGCGGAAAGATAATCTCATCCCAAGGCTTGAGAGCAACGACTTCAGGAAGGTTTTTGCTGACATATTCTTCGTCGTAAGTGGTCTGGCCTGTCTCTGCCAGTTCCTTAACCATCCGTTTTGCCTCTGACTTTGTGGCGTTCGGAATGGCAGTCTGGATGATATCAGCAGCCATTTCAGGCTGTTGCATAATCATCTGTGGCAACTGCATCAGCGTTTCGCTGCCAGATTGCTGGGCCATCTGCATGATCTCCTGCATGGAGATCGGCTGAGAACGCTTAGAGATGTTCTGCTGCCAGCCTACAAAGAACGCGCTCCAACCATACTGCAAGGCGTACTGAGCGCCCAATTCTGCCTCTTTGCGGAGCTGCTGAGACATTTTACTGTCACGAATCCACTTGAGCAGCGTTGTGCCGATGCTGGACAGTGGCATGTCGGTCAGTTCTGTACCTGCAGAACGGATTTCGGCCTTCTCAAAAGCTCCTGTGAGTAGGTAGGTTAACTCGTTGCAGCTTGAGTCGATCAAACGATTGCGAACGTCAGAAGCACCCTCAAAAGGCCAAGCGGGACTGTTTTCAGGACGGTTTTCGCTGTGTTTCTTGCCGTCATCTGTCTGTCCAGTCCAGCGAGCAAAACGGATATTATCAAATTTTGTAACGAGATTGCCCTGACTGGAATTGACCATTGCACGATTGTATTCGCTTAGCAAATCTCCAACATGCGGATTGGCCGAGGCAAATGCCAATGGGTCTGTCTTAGTATTGGGCATAATCGTTTAATTAATAAGTCCCACACTTTGCTGCAGATTGCCAGTGCTTTTTCCACTTTTCACTATTTATGTGCTTTGGCTGCATCACAACCATGTAACCTAAAGCATCAATAGGGTCTTTGCTGGCGCCCTTTTGGCCATCAAGTCCAGTCCACTCTGTCATGCTAAATATAAGATTCTGACAGTCTTCATGTATCATAAGTTTTGGGTGGTTTACACCTTTTTCCATTGCTTCTTCTCTATTCCAACTGAGCAAATCATTGATAATTAACACACGTTCTTCCACGTTTACGGATACTGCTGGAGTGAAATAAAGTGCGTTTTCAGCCTGACTGAGCAGGTCAAGAAGTGTGACACCCCCATCGTTGGTGATAGATTGTGTGCCTGCGCTTCTAGGGTCAATGTATCGTTCTTCAATTTCTTCCCTGTTTGCGTCTCGACGCTCTGTTTCCAGTGCCCAGATCAGATTGGTATACTCGTCAATGCCTCTTCCTGCTCCAGCTTTCTGTGCTGGGCCTGGTTTGCCGTCCGCTTTTTCACCTGGCATTGCCCACTCGCCATATGACCTGTCGGGCCACTCCCTGTAGACCCAGATGATACCTTCCTCGTCTACTCTAGCCCAAAGCATAAACCAGTTTCGCGCTCCGGCAGGGTCAGCGACCATGTAGTTTGTCCCTGACGGGCAAATAGTGTCGATGTCACCCTGAAATACGTTGTGCTCACCAAACATCGGAAACTGGCTGCCTGCTGTCTGCTCTGCCCATCCGTAAGCGCGGATCTTGATGTCATAGGTGGAGCGTCCCTTAAGCTCACTCTTCATGCGATCCCAGTTGTTGTATGGGTTCAGCTTGGAGTGAAACCAGACTACACCATGCCTGCCCATGGGATGCTCGGCAGTGTACGGCATATGTCCCTTTGGCACGCCAATTATGTTCTGGCCCTGAAGCAGCTCAGATTCCTTCCAAGACGTCACCTTGGAGCCGGAAACGTACTCCTTAACAACAGGAGTGTAGCCTTGTACCGGCGTAAACGTGACTAGCAGTTTCCCGTTTCTGGTAACCAAGCGGTAGCGAATCGTCTCCAGCCAATCTTTGGGGATCAACTCGTCACACCAAATAAAATC